AGATTGCACAATTAATTTATCGTCATAATGATGTTCCAATTCTTTGGCTTCATGCTCTCTTTATATATGTAACAGAAGGAATGACAGCCTTCTATAATTACTCTGAAGAATCAGAAGAATATGGAACATATGAAGAAAAGGAACATGATGAAATAGAAGAAGAGCATGAAATTTCTTCATGTCCTCATTGTGGTAATATTCTTGATGACAGAACTATTGAACCTGGGTCTGAACCTAATCCTACAATGGTTCCCCCAGTAGAAGGGCAATCTACTATTCCATTAGGAATGCAGGGTCAACCTGCTTCACAGATGACTACTAGCAATATACCAAAGGTAAATCCTATTACTGGTTCTGAACCAGCAGAGGAATTACGTAAAAATGAAATGGATGAATTTCAACCAGAGAATGATGATGTGGAATTACATCACGCATTACTTGAGGGTAAAGATTTGTGTCCTGCTTGCATGGCACAAATGGACCCTGAATTAAGACGTGAGAAATTCATAGTAACCCGTTTGGTTGGAATTACTAAACAACCAAAATCAAGACAGTGTATTGAAGCCTACGGCGGACTCTATGTCAAAGTAGGTAATTATGCTAAGAAGCAAAAAGATGTTCCATATCTTATTCTTAGTTACGAGACAGACTACTCGTTAGTAGTTGAGAAGTATGAACATCTACATGGAAATGAGAAATTAATTCAAGCATTAAAAGGTGGAAATACTGCTGGTGGATATAATCAATATGACCAATGGGGTCGCTTATCTCCACAATATCAAGGGGAATATCCACTTAATGTTATTACTGTTAATAACGCTTGGATTCGCGCAGCGCGTTTCAATGTTTTGAATGATAAGGATGATATCGAGAAATTGCAAAAACGATTCCCTGATGGCGTTAGGGTAGTATATGCTAATGACCAATTCGCTGAGGCGGAGAATGAATCATTAGATGACCATTGGACTCTCACTGAAAATCCGATGTCAGATTATCTTTACTTCGACCCAATGGGTCAATCTCTAGTTTCTGTTCAAGAAATTACTAATGACCTTATTAGTTTAATCCTTCAGACTATCGAGCATGGAATTGGCCAGACCTTTGCTGACCCCGCTGTCTTAAATTTTAATGCTTATGAGCAGACAGAAGCATTACCTGGGGGTATGTTTCCTGCTACTCCTAAGTCCGGCAAATCTCTTAACGATGGATTTCATGAACTTAAGACAGCTACATTAAGTCCTGAAGTAATGCCATTCGCTTCACAAATTCAATCATTAGGACAACTTACTGTCGGAGCATTACCATCACTATTTGGTGGACAGGTTGAGGGTTCTGGAACTGCGTCTGAATATTCTATGTCTCGCGCTCAAGCTTTACAACGTTTGCAAAACGTATGGAAGCTATTCACTACTACTTGGAAAACTACTTTTGGTAAAGTCATTCCTCAATACATCAAAGATGTTCAGGATGATGAGAGGGATGTTCAAAGAGACGATGATGGGAACTTTGTTAATGTATTAATACGTAAAGCGGAGCTCGAAGGAAAGATTGGTAAAGTCGAGTTAGAGGCAAATGAAAATCTGCCTATGACTTGGACTCAACGTAAAGACTTACTCATGAATCTTATGACGGCAAGTAATCCTAAGATTCTTGAAATTATTAATGCTCCTGAGAACGTAGGATTACTCCACGATGCACTTGGACTTGTGGACTTCTATGTTCCAGGTGAAGATGATATTACTAAGCAGTATGATGAAATTAAGATACTGCTTAATTCTGAACCTATTCCTAATCAGGGCGACCCCCAAATGCCCGAACTGCCATCTGTTGACATTGACGTTCTCTACGACAATCACACGATAGAATTTGAGATTGTACGTAAGTGGGTTGTCAGTGAAGGGGGTCGTCAAATTAAGACAGATAATGAACCGGGCTACAGGAATGTCCTGTTACACGGTAAACTTCACTTTATGCAAATTCAAATGTTGCAGCAACAGCAACAAATGATGGCTTCTGAAAATGGTGGTGCTCCATCTACAGAAAAGCCCAATCCAAAGAAACAAGAAGCACCCATAATGGGAGAATCTAATGTTCAAACTGGTTCGTGAGTTAATGTCCCCTGAAATTCCTTCAGGTGGTAGTGGTGGGGGTAGTCGTAGTCCTGAAATGTCCAAAGAGGACATTGTTGATTTCTTGTCAGACGATAAAGATGACAAGGGAGAAATAATTCCTCTTGATGATAAATCTAAATCAAAAGGGGAAAAAGACGATGAAACCCCTGATGCTGATACTGATGATACTGACGATGATACTGATGATAATGATGATGCTGAAGAAGATGATGACACATCACTTGAAGATGAATTAGAAGAAGACTTAGAGGGTCCTACTGAGGACCAGCTTGAGTTAATGACTCCTGTTGCGCGACGGGAAATACTCAAGAAATATCCAAACGTATTTAAGGATTTTCCATATCTTGAACGCGCCTATTATCGTGAACAACAGTTCACAGAAGTATTTCCAACTGTCGATGATGCTAAGGAGTCTTTAGAAAAATCTAACACATTAGATAAATTTGAACAAGACTTAATGGGTGGAAACACCGAACTAATGTTGAAGGCTGTAAAGAGCAATCCGAAAGCCTTTAATAAAATAGTTGATAACTACATGGATACTCTGGCGCGCGTAGATGAGAAAGCATTTCATCACGTAGTCGGAAATACTATCAAACAAACTATTATGGAAATGGTCAAGGAATCTCGTGCAAGTAATAACGAACCGTTAGGAATGGCAGCACAAATTCTCAATCAGTTCGTTTTCGGAAAATCAACCTTTGAACCTCCGAAGGCTTTGTCGGAACCCGATAAACCCGGAGATGATAAAGAGTCACAATTAACTGCTCGTGAGCGAGCATTTAATAGAAATCGACTTGATAGTGCGACTTCTGAGTTAAATCAGAAAGTCAACAATTCTTACAAGGCAACTATTGAAGCTAACATGGACCCGAAGAATTCTATGACGGACTATGTTCGTCGTAATGCTATTCGGGATGCTCAAGAAAAACTAGAAACTCTTATTAGTAAAGATAGTCGTTTTAAGATTTTGGTTGACAAACTCTGGGAACGAGCTATTGAAGATAACTTTTCTAAATCATCTACAGATAAGATTCGTTCAGCGTTCATGAGTAAGGCAAAAACACTGTTGCAGCCAGTCATTAAAGCTGCACGAAATGAAGCCCTACGTGGAATGGGAAAACGAGTAATGAAAGACAGTAGTGAAGAACAGACTAGTAATACGCCTCCCAAGAAGGGGCCAGTTAAACAAGGACAGCTACAGTCCCAACAAAAATCTAGTGGCAAGATTTCAAAATCTGTCCCGTCAGGAATGTCTTCTTTAGAATTCCTAATGTCGGATGATTAAACTAGTAGTAAGTTCATAAGGACAAATTCATGGCAGTTGTTGAATCACAAGTCACAGCTTTAGAGCTAGAGAAGGTGATTCCTAAGATTCGAGTCCTTTTTGAAAGAGATGACAGATTTTATTCAAACATCAAGAAACGTGATGTTGAAGTTATCTCTCAGAGATTGATGAGAGTTCCATTAGAGATTCGACCTGGTGGAGCGTTCCAGTATTTCGACCCCAACGGTGGAGATTTGGGTCGAGGTGGTGGTCCTACTTGGGACAAAGCCGTTCTCAACTCTGTTTTCGTATCTGAGAACATCGAGTATACGAAACTTACACAATGGTCTACGGATAATGACCGTAAGTCCATTACTAATGCAGTAAAGCGTTTGACAGCTACGGCGCTCGATGAATTACGGCGTCAGATTGACTCACAGTTGATGCAGGCTGGTAATGGTGTCGTAGGCACCATCGACAGCGTGTCTACTGCTGGTGGAGTCGATACTTATCAACTGACCCCCGAATTTGGCGCACGCCTTGTTCGATTCGGTCAGACTGTCCAAGTGTTTGATGCAACTCTTGCAACCAACCGTGGTAAGGGTCAAATCACACAGTGGGACGTTGAGAATAGCACTATCGATGTTGAACCAGCAATCACTGGTGCAGCGGCCGACGATGTGTTGGTTGTCGATGGTATTCTTTCTCCCGCGTCAATGCCTGCTATGTTCGGTGTTCCTTATCAGCATTCCAACTCCGCAGTTGGGACATGGTTAGGATTCAGCCGTGCAACAAATCCTGAAATTCGTTCAAATCGTGTTAATGGTGGTGGTTCTGCACTTGCATTACCATTACCACGATTGGCTGTCAACAAGATTGGCAACCGTGTTGGTATCGACAATAAGTTCAAGCCGAAGGCATGGTTACACCCCTGCCAGAAGCAGGCTTATGAAGATATTGGACAGGCTGTCATCATGATTCAGCAGCCCAATAAGAATAAGTCTGAGGGCGACCTCAATATGTATTTCGATAAAATGCAGTTCGCGGGGGCTCCTGATGAACCTTCGTTTAGCTGGAATAAGTCACGTATCGATTTCGTGTCTGACGAGGTATGGGGTCGGGGTGAAGTTCTGCCCATCGGATTCTATACCACTGATGGTAGACGTATCTTTGAGATACGTTCTAGTTCAGGCGGTGTTGCGACAAGCGACATCTTCTACATGGTGTGCGGAATGCAGTTCTTCGTGAACAATCCTGCCGCAACGGCATACATCGATAACCTCGCGATTCCTGAGGGTTATCAATAATGGGTGAACTTAATCGTTATAACATTGGAGAACCTCAATCTGAACAAAATAGAGAACCTAATACTATTGCATCGGCTACTACTGTAGTGCCTGTGCATAAGTTAACATTCATTACTGGCACAGTGGCAATTGCGAATGTCACTCCCCCAGTAGCAGGAATGCATGTTCTTTACTTTATTTTTACCAATGCCAATCCCAGCGCATTCACTGGCGCAGGTAATGTCACTGGAACCTATGACCCACAACAGAATGTGGTAACTACGTTGGTTTACGACCCTGTAACCAAGAAATACTTTACTGGAGCAATTTCCTAATCTGATAAGGGTTTCCTTTTAAGGAAAGCTGGGTTATCAGTAAGGAAACGTGGGGGCGCGTATCACGTTAATCACGCGCATTAAATTTATATGGAATCTGAATCTGTAGAAGAAATTAATAAACAATTAGTAAATTTGTTTGGCTATGATACCGTTTCTTCACAAGTAATATGGCGTGTAAGTTGGTCGGAGGACCAATTTGAATACAGACTTGGAACTTATGA